TTTGTGCTGGACTGGTTTATAAACCTTTACGATGTGCTTTCTGTTCTTGAGAGCACTGGCTCCTCGACAGACGTAACTGCTTCAGCCGGTGATTACCAGTATGGTACGGCTAAGACAACCTGGAAAGCGAAAAGTCCAGGTATTTACGGCGGTTTTGTGGTATCTGGTGAGTATTTCGAGACCTCAGAGGTCCGTATACGCACCCCGATGGGCGCATCTTTCATGCCGCAGCTATATAAGCAGGCTCTGTCTCCCGACAGGATGCGAACCCTTCTTGCGTTGCTAAGGCAGCGTTTCCGCTAATGGTCGAACTTCCGAGCAGTTTGCTTTGGGCGACCCCATGACTCCAAATTGGAGATTTAAATGCCAGCAATCGCTACTACGCTCGTTGAGCGTAATGATGGACCGGACTTCCGTGAATGGCAGACCTCGGCCCATACACTCGCAAAGCCAGCTCTGCTGAAGCAGATGCGCAAATCCCCGACTGAAGCCGGTGGACGAGCGTCCGATATGATCAGAATGATCTTCGGTGCTAACGATGCGACAGGGGTACTCGCAAAGATGCCCCTTATGTTTGAAGTAAATGTCACACGTCAGGCCAATATGGCCGCGACTGAGGCAACCACTCCTCTGTCGGTTTTCCGCGATGTCGTCAATTCCGACGCATTCGCGGCTATGGTGACAGGTCAGAGCTATATTAAGTGAGTGAAATGCTCACTAATGAGGCAATCCGAGCAGTTGGCCGAATTACGGCATGCCGGATTGCAGTTCTGGCCCTCGCCGCCGTCGCAGTGATGGCGGTTTACTTCACGTTCCATGCGGCAATTTGCCGCTAATCTGGAGCTTTACAGGAGATGATCGTGAAACACGACTCTGAGAGTGTAGCTTGGGAGCTGTCCTCTCTTTACCTGCATGACGCTGCCATTGGGGCACGTACCCGCCTTATCCTCCGGGATATGCTCGCGAAACGCGACTTGGCGGGAATCGCTACGTGCTCTAAACTCGGCTCTACGCAGTATGCCGAGGAATGGTGTGCTCTGCGCCAAATCGAAGCTTTCTTCAAGAAGAATGCCTTCTTCAGTGATCCGAAAGTCTGCCGCAAGGCGGCCATTGATTCGTTTCGCAGAAGCGAACGTCAATGTCGGATAACGAACCGGCGGCTACACTGGTATCTGGTTGAACACCAGGATCGGTTAGACCCCGCCATTGCTGGGCAAATCGCCCGTATGCGCCGCGCACTCGCGTGGCTCCATGGTTCGTTTGCTGATTTCGCGGAATCTTATCACCGCGATGTGCGCATCACGCCTGGCGCGTCCAGTACGCGTGGAAAGAAGCGTTGTGTACCGTTTATGAAAATAACGGCGCGCATTCAGGGTCCCGAAAGGGCCCACGCTTGGGTGTTCACGGCTCTGAACCGCATTGGGTTCGATGCTAGCCGTTGGGATGTGCGATATCACACGATCAACCATAATCGTGTTGAGTTTGTAGAGAAGAATTGGTCCACGTTCCGGACAATCGCATGCGAGCCCGGAGCAGCCCTTCCTCTACAGCTGGCTTACGATTCCTACCTTAAAGAGCGGCTTCTTACCGCTTGGGGAATCGATTTAATGAGCCAGTCGCGCAACCAGGAGCTTGCCCGCCAGGGCAGCCTTACTGGTGTGTCTGCTACCGTCGACATGGAGCGGGCTAGCGACACTGCAGCATTGATAGCTATCTTGCTGCTATTTCCTCACGCGTTCGCGCAATATCTGCGGGACGTTAGAAGTGAGGGGTGGTCATCGCGATATATGGGTCGTGGGTCTTACGCCAAGTTTTCCTCAATGGGAAATGGCGCCACGTTCACCATGGAAACCGCGTTGTTCGCGGCAGCTTGTTACGCAGTAGGTTCAAAGACCATAAGCGTATACGGAGATGACATCGTGTGTGATACAGAATGTGTCCCACAGCTCCGGCAACTGTTGCGCTTCCTCGGGTTCACTATGAACCAGGGTAAATCCTTTTATGACGCTCCGAGTCCGGAGAAAGTCATCACTGGGTGGTCGGGATTCCGCGAATCTTGCGGTGCCGACTGGCTGCGAGGCAAATGGGTGACCCCATTCTACCTTCGATCAGAGCCTACCTGTTCTGCGGACTGGCATCACCTGATAAACGGGATTGCCACGGTTGGACGTCCTTATGGGCGGCTCTGGCACTGGGCTAAGGAGAAGCTGGCGATGTGTTCGCACATTGTCCCGCCCTCTGATGATACCCGCGCTGGGGTTCATATTGATCCTTCCGCGATTCGCGAACGAGGAATTGTTCGCACATCTGACTGCATACCTTGGTACTGGGCTCTCACGCCCAAGACCGACGGCGACTTACCGAAGCCGAAGGTGACCAAGCTCCCGAATGGTTTCGTTGCGCGTTCTGCGCCCGAGCCAGATTGTACGCGACCGACGACACGAATTGTGCGCGGTATCAGGGCGTACTTGGCGTGGTTCATGATGTTTCCACGTCAGCGGGAGAGCGGGCTGTCAACCCGCCCATGCATTGCGCATGGTTATGCAGGGGCAGTGCTTAACCGTCAGGCCGCCAAGGCCACGGTTGCACTGGAACGGGTCTCATCCCGTTATACCACAGGGGAACCACTATATGCGTCCAGCAAGCGTGTATATGTTCCACTCGACCGCGCGTCCCTGCGCGATCACCTCTCCCTTTGGACGGACTTTGTGTCCGACTGGGATCCGAGGTTCGTTGCCCCGCAACGGGGTTTACAGCCTGAAACGAAGCTTACCGGCGTAATCAAACCCGCACCTAGACCGGTGCGAGGGGTCGAATACGGCCGTCGGTCTGGTGGATCCAAATTGGTACCCATCAACCGCAAGGCGTCTGGCTTAGACGATATAACCTCGGGAAATGCGCATTTCTGGTCTCCTTGGCGGAAAGCCCGGTTATCCAGTTTGCTATCTAGGGTAGATAGTGCGCAAAGTGAGTCTGCGGATCCTGAGCGGACCGTCGACCCTTGGGTGAACAGCAGGTAACAGAACGTTACCAATGTAGTTACAGAGAGTAACACATCCTAAAGCTAGGACTGCAC